AAGAAATTGATGATATTTATGTTGGCACTAAAGGATTAGCACGCGGATTGAATATCCCAGTTTGGAGCGTCTCACAGGTCAACCGCGCAGGTGCCAAAGACGATATCATTGAGGGAGATAAAGCCGCAGGTTCTTATGATAAAATCATGATTACCGATTTTGCTGCTTCTTTAAGTCGTAAGCGCCAAGACAAAGTCAATGGCACAGGTAGATGGCATATTATGAAAAATAGATACGGAATGGATGGTTTAACTTATGGTGCTAAAATCGATACCTCAACAGGGTTATTCGAGATGATCAGCGATGATGAGCTCGAATCAATCACTCCAGCCGAAACCAAGCAAAGCTTTGGACAGGTATCAGATTCTGAAAAAGAACAATTACGACAGCACCACAACTTTTTCCTAAATAATTAATAAACTTATATAATGGCAAAGAAATCAAATCTTTTGCATGAGAGAATTGTCTACAAACCTTTCGAATACCCTCAAGCATATGAATATTGGCTTAACCAACAGCAAGCACACTGGTTGCACACTGAAGTTCCAATGATGTCTGATTTGAACGACTGGAAACAAAACCTTTCAGAAACAGAAAAAAACATTATCGGCTCTATCTTAAAAGGATTCGCTCAAACAGAAACTATTGTAAATGATTATTGGTCAGGATTAGTAACAAAATGGTTCCGTAAACCAGAGGTTATCATGATGGCAACCACTTTTGGTGCTTTTGAAACTATTCACGCTGAAGCATATTCATTATTGAACGAGACACTCGGTCTTGAAAATTTCGCTGAATTTTTAGAGGACGAATCTACAATGGCTAAGATTGAGAATCTTATGGCTGTTAGAGATAGCTTTGAAGGCGAAAAAAATCTACACGAGATTGCTAAATCATTAGCTATTTTCTCAGCATTTACTGAAGGTGTTAATCTATTCTCTTCATTCGCTATTTTACTTTCATTTAAACTTCGCAACAAACTTAAAGGAGTAGGTCAAATCGTTGAATGGTCTATCAGAGATGAATCAATGCACTCAGAAGCAGGATGTTGGTTGTTTAGAACATTACTAAGTGAAAACCCCCACCTCAAAACCAAAGAGCTAGAAGCAGCAATTAACGAAGCAGCTTTATTGTCTCTTAAACTCGAACTTGATTTTATTGATAAGGTATACGAACTTGGTGATCTAGAAGGATGTTCAAAGTATGACCTACAAAACTTTATCAAAAACCGTGTTAACACAAAACTTGGTGACCTTGGTTATAACCTAATTATCACTAATATTGATATGACAGCAGTTGAGCGTATGAAGTGGTTTGATCATCTCTCAGCAGGAAAACAACACACAGATTTCTTTGCTAGCCGAGTAACCAATTACTCAAAAGGGCACATGACTTGGGATGAAAGTATTTTTTAATATAAAATAAAATGGATAATAATTTAGTAGCCGATTTTACAACTTGGGAACGTGGTAAAGACTTCCCAGAGTATATGGATGAGGTAGCACTCAGTACCATTTCAAAGGGTTATTTACTCCCAGGTGAAACACCTAAAAAAGCATATAGACGAGTAGCTCATGCAGTTGCACAACGATTAAATAGACCTGACCTTGAAAACAAGTTTTTTAAATATATCTGGAACGGATGGCTTGGACTGGCGTCTCCTGTCCTTTCCAATACTGGTACTGATAGAGGCTTACCTATTAGCTGCTTTGGTATCGATACCCCGGATAGTATCCGCGGAATTGGACTTACTAACGCGGAACTTATGCGCCTTACTTCCTACGGCGGAGGAGTTGGAATCTCGCTTAGCCGCATTCGATCAAGAGGTGCTCATATCACAGGAAATGGAAAATCAGAAGGAGTTGTACCATGGGCTAAAATCTATGACTCCACTATCATTGCCACTAACCAAGGTTCTGTTAGACGAGGGGCTGCCTCAGTAAACCTAGATATCAATCACCTTGATATTCACGAATTCCTTCAAATTCGTAGACCAAAAGGTGATCCAAACCGTCAATGTCTTAACTTACATCAGTGTGTAGTTGTTGATGATGCGTTTATGAAGCGCTTAAATGACCGAGACAGCGAGGCTATGTCATTGTGGTTAGAAATACTTAAATCACGCGTAGAAACCGGAGAACCATATGTTATGTTTAAGGATAATGTTAATAAAGACAATCCTTTAGCATACAGAATGAATAATTTAGATGTTAGTATGACTAATATCTGTACTGAAATTACACTTCATACAGACGAGGAACACTCATTTATCTGTTGTTTATCCTCACTTAACCTAGCTAAGTATGATGAGTGGAAAGACACTGATCTAGTAGAAACCTCAATCTACTTCTTAGATGGTGTAATGGAAGAATTTATCCAGAAAACAAACGGTAAAGAATCTATGATTCGTTCTCACCGTCACGCTAAAAAAGGACGTGCACTTGGTTTAGGTGTAATGGGATGGCATACTTTTCTACAACAAAAGAATCTACCATTTAACTCAATTGCCTCTACTGCTTGGACACACACAATCTTTAGCCAAATCAAAACACAAGCTGAAGCAGCTTCTCGCAAAATGGCCGTTGAATATGGTGAACCAACTTGGTGTAAAGGTACGGGTATGCGCAATACACACTTGCTAGCAATTGCACCTACAGTTTCTAACTCACGTATTAACTCATGTTCAGCAGGTATTGAACCTCAACCAGCAAACGTTTACGTATTCAATGGTGCTAAAGGAACATTTATTGTTAAAAACCCAGAACTAGAGGCTGTACTAGAGGCTAAAGGTAAAAATAATAGTAAAGTATGGGATCAAATTTTAGCAGATAATGGTTCAGTACAAAACTTACCCCACGAGATTTTAACTGATGAAGAAAAAGAAGTATTCTTAACATTCCCAGAAATCAATCAGTTAGCACTAGTTCAACAAGCAGCTATTCGCCAACGTTACATTGACCAAACTCAATCGCTAAACTTGTCGTTTGATCCAACTGATTCACCAAAATGGATTAATCAGGTACATATGGAGGCTTGGAAACTTGGAATTAAAACATTGTATTATTTACGTACCGATTCAGTAATCAAAGGAGATCTTGGATCTCGCACAGTAGATTGCGTTTCTTGTGATGGGTAGTAATATGTATAATATATAATAAAATTATAAACATGGAATTTTTAAAAAAACTTTGGAATTGGTTGTTAAGTCAAACAACAATTGATGAACAAATTAAAGCTAAAGTAGCTAAAATTGAAAAAGAAGTAGTTGATGTAGTTGAAGTAGTTAAGCCTAAAAAAGGTCGTAAATCAAATCAACTTTCTAGTGGTGCTACTAAAGCTGGGCAAAATCCAAGTGGTGTTACTAAAGCTGTTCAAAATCCAAGTGGTGTTACTAAAGCTATAAAAACCCCTAGTGGAGTTACTACTGCTATAGAAAAATAATTTTATTTATTATATCTTTAATATAGAGAGAGCATTTATTGCTCTCTTTTTATATTTATAATTAAATAAAAATTTATAATTATGAAACCCCCTATTACATTCGCCCAATTCTCTAAAGATCCAGTTAAAGGTCTTTTGTTTATTGTTATCGTAGCAATAGGTTATCTTTATATTGACATCAAAATGAACTACTCTGGACAAGTAGGTAAATGTGATGACAATGTGGTTGTATTAAACGAAAAAGTGGATAAATTAACAGGTCACGTTCGTAAAAGTGATTCTACTTTAGGTTATATGATTAGTAAAGTTGAAATGCTTCAAATAATGCAAAATGGAAAATAATAAAAAAACATTTATTATAGGTGCTATTTGCATTCTAGGATTTACTACAATCTTAGCAGATGTGCCTACTCCTACAGATCCTAAAGAAGCAGAATTAGAAATGCTTCTTAAAAAATCTGAAGAACAATTAAAAAAAGTTACTTTAGTAGCCAAAGCAGTTGACGCTGCAACTACAGAACAAGTTGTTACGATGAAAGAAAGCATCGAAACGTTGCAAGAAGAAAACCAACAATTAACAACTGAAATTCATGAAGTTAAAGCTATTATCAACTCTGTTCCTGTTGAGTCTGTCCCTTTCAAATTGGAGCCAATCGTATCCGACTCAAAGAATTGAAGGTAAAGACACAGTAGTCGTGATGACTAAAAAGCAAGCTGAAGACATAAATCAAGTCTTTAGAATGAACAATCTTCAAATTAAAACACTTCAAGCTAAACAAGATTCTTTACAAAAAATCTATACTGATTTAGATAGTTTCTTTTTTGAAACTGGAAAAGCAGCAGTTTACTATAAGTTTGAAGCTGAAAAACTTCAAAGAGAAAACGTTAGATTAGCTGCAGATAAAAGAAAACGTACTACAATTGACATTTATATGGCTACTGTGTGGACATTAGTAGGTGCATTTGGTATTCATAGTATAATAACTCGTTAATATTTATAATAAACGTTTTAACTAATAGTTGTGCCATTTTAACTAAAAACAATTAAAATTATGGCGTTTTCAGATATTTTTAAAGACAAGAGTGATTTTAACGAAAAAACTATCGTAGGGTTTTTATCATTCACAGTTATGGCTATTTTTGCTGGAGCTGATGTAGTAACAGGTATTATGGGTAATCATCTTGTAATTAGTGATACAATTTTTAACTCATTTGTAATAATTACTCTTGGTGCTTTCGGTATAGCTGAAGCAGGTAAGATTTTTGGTGGAAATAAAAAAGGAGAAGAATAATGAGTTTAAAAAGTTTACAAGAAAAAGCCGGAGTAGCCACAGACGGTGCTTTTGGTCCTGGTACAATGAAAGCAGCTACTGCTTTCTATAAATTTTCACCTGTTAGAGCAGCACACTTCTTTGCTCAAACCGCTCACGAGACTGGCGGTTTTAAAGCATTCTCTGAGAATCTAAATTACTCAGCTGATGGTTTAAATAAAATTTTCCCTAAGTACTTCAAAAACGCTGGCCGTGATGCTAACGCTTTTGCTCGCAACCCAGAAAAAATCGCTAACATAGTTTACGCTTCAAGAATGGGTAACGGAAATATAGAATCAGGTGATGGATGGAAATACAGAGGTAGAGGTGCTCTCCAATTAACAGGTAAATCTAACTACGAGGCATTCGCTAAGTACTTAGGTCACAATGAAGTTTTAGAAAACCCAGATCTAGTTGCTACTAAGTATGCTTTTGAATCAGCTATGTTCTTTTTTGAAAGAAATAAGTTGTGGACTATCTGCGACCAAGGTATTAACGACGCAGCTATTTTAGCACTTACAAAGCGTATTAACGGAGGTACTCATGGTTTAGAAGATAGAAAAGCTAAAACATACAAATACTACGAATACGTAAAGTAAACTATTATGAAATTTAACCTCCCACTATTAGCAATAACGTCTTTGTCAGCTGGTATAACCTTTATGTGCTCCTATTTTATGGAACTAACTATGGCAAATTCTGATCAGTATTTGGCTATAGTGGGGGTAATGTTTCTAGATGGTATCTTTGGTATGATTGCCGGTACTAGAAGAGAAGGATTTCAGACTCGCAAAGCCCTAAATATATTAAGAAACACAGTTGCTTGGTTAGTTATCTTAACAGTTATTTTAATGGTTGAACAAGGCTTTGCTGGTACAGCTTGGCTTAGTGAAGTAATTGTTGTACCTTTTATGGTGTTTCAGCTCATTAGTGCACTTAAAAATGCTTCTATGGCTGGATTTATCCAGGTTGGTTTATTAAATCAAATTCTGGATAGAATAGATAAACATAAAGGTATAAGAGATGACGAATTTAAAAAATAAAATATTTCCGCTTTTAATAGCACTCTCCGCCCTGTCAGTGTCTGCTTCGGCTGCTTTCTATTCAGTTAGCGGCCTTAGCAAACTCTTTGCTGGGGCGTCACTTGAGGTCATTATTATGGCCTCTTCACTCGAAATCGCTAAACTAGTTATAGCTTCCCTACTTTACCAGTATTGGGATTCCTTAAATAAGGGTTTACGAGCATACCTAGCAGTAGCAACTTGTATACTTATATTGATTACCTCAGCAGGTATCTATGGTTTTTTATCTGGGGCTTATCAGGAAACAGCCAATAAAGAAGGTATCGTAACTCAACAAATTACTGCTTTAGAAACTAAAAAGGCATTGTACGAGGAAACAAGAGATAATTTTTTAGAAGATAGGAAATCAAATAACGAGCTTAGAGGTACACTCTCTAAAGGTTCAACTACCCAATTTACAGATAAAAATGGTAATCTAGTAGTTAGAACAAACAATTCAGCCATTCGAAACATCGAATCAACAGCTAAAGAAAACGAAAGATTAGCTGCTAAATTAGATGTAGCTAATGATTCTATATTTGCTCTTGAAACTCAAATTTTAGAAGCTAAAGTAAATAGTGAAGCTGCAAGCGAACTAGGACCTCTTAAATATCTTTCAGAATTAACTGGGGTTGAAATGAACCGAATCATTAACTGGCTACTTTTAGTAATTATTTTTGTATTTGATCCTTTAGCAATAGCACTTGTAATTGCTGCTAACTTTGCTTTTACTCAATTGCGTCCTAAAAAAGAATACCCATTAGAGGAACAAGTAGAGGATATGAGAAAAGTAGTTACAACATATGATGCTTTAAATGAACTAGCTAAAGTTCAAGAAGAAGCAGGTTTATATGATAATGAAGGAAGTGATATCTATACTGAGGATGAATTAAAAGATTGGGATTCAACCTTAATGGATGGTTTAGAGGAGGAAGAATGGGAAGATGAAGATTTAATAGAAGAAACTTTAAACGAACCCTTAAAAAAAGACGATTGGATTATTGAAGACGAGGAAAAAACACCCACTATACCCTATTCAGGAGTATATACTCGTAAAAAAAATTCAGATGATGATTTAATTATTAAATACTAAAACTTGGAAGCCCGAAAGGGCTTTCATACATTTACCCAAATAAAAAAATAAAGTTATGGACCAAAAAGAACGAGTAAAACTAATGGACGAATTGATGACAGTTGTTCAAGTTATGGATCAATTGTACCAATATCACCCTGAAAACCCCAAACAAGTAGATGTGGTATCAGAATTCAAGGCGTTGGCAGAACGCAAAGCCGAAATCGAAGCACAACTGGGTTAATAAGGCAGAAGCAGAGGAGTTGGTTACCTACTCCTCTCTTCGTACCTTACGTGACACGTTAAAGAACAACCCAGGAACTATCGAAGATGCCTTTTAATTGCTTTTTAGATTCATTTATTACTCAACCAGAAGAGGTTGTTAACAAAGAATTATCTAAACTTAAACCACTTAACTATAATAAGTTTATGTGGTGGCGTACTCACGCTCAACCTGGTGTACCACTAGGTAAGCGTTCACCGCTAAAAGACCGCATTATAAACGGTGACTTTGATTTTTCGTGCTACTATTGGCAAGCTCAATCTACCGCGATACAAGCGCGTAAAAAGGTGGATTTAGACAAAGACGATTACCAATCACAGTACGAAAAAACTACTGTTGATGTTGCTCGTTACCGTCGTTTACTTGCTGATTTCGAAAAGGAAGAAAATACTCGTATTGAGGCTTTACTTGATGCTTTTACTGTTTCGTTCAAAATCGATCGCGAAGAATTGCTTGATCGATTGTCAAATTGGCCTCATGATCTGTTGTCGTTTTATGAGTCGCTTGATGAGTTTGGTATTCCAACAGCAATAGAAATTCGCAAACGAGGCCGTCCAAGAAAACTTGCTTTAGCAAAGTAAAATATTTATATTCACATTATGATTAAAGTATCTCACGAAACACCGTTATGTCTATTAGATGATAGTCGTTTATTTAATGATTACGATTATTGTCTTCCACACTTGCTTGACCAAGAGCAAGGCTATCAAGATTATTTCTTGACATCAGTATCTCAAGGTCGCTACATTATTATGGATAATTCACTTCATGAGCTAGGACATGCTTATGATGAGGATCGTTTGTTATATTGGATTAGTGTTATTCGCCCACAAGAATTTATTGTTCCTGATGTTTGGCAAGACCGAGACAAATCAATAGTAAATGCTCGTAAATGGGCTCAAATTAAACTACCTAAAGGAGTAGAAAAAGTAGCTGTAGTTCAAGCAACTACATTGCATGAAGCTGCTACTTGTTACCAAACCTATAAAGATCTAGGTTACAAGAAAATTGCATTCTCGTATGGTGCTTCTTATTACAATGATGTAGTACCTCACCCCAACCAAAATCTAGGTAAAGCAATTGGTCGTATCTCTGTTATTTCAGCACTTCATAAAATGAAAATTATTGAGAACAATGACCGAGTACATTTGTTGGGTTGTCAAGTACCCCAAGAATTTGGTTGGTACCGTGGATTCCCATTTATTGAATCAATTGATACTTCAAACCCAGTAATGGCTGCTCTGGAAGGTATGCGTTATTCAAATGCTGGTTTGATTGAAAAACCTAAAGCAAACATGAACGATTATTTCTTTATGTTGTCTGACCAAGTTGATTATGAGCTTTTATCTTATAATCTTTTAAAGTTTCGTGAAATTAACGATTTGTAAAAGCGTTTGCCTATACGCTTATAATACCTGGCACATTAAATATTTATAATAAACATGGCACAACACGTTGTAGTTTCGTTATCTGGAGGAATGGATTCCTCAACATTGTTGCTTCGTTGCTTGAAAGAGTACGATACAGTAACAGCACTTTCATTTGATTATGGTCAAAAACACAGAGTTGAACTTGAACGAGCTCAATCTTTAGTAAACATTTTAAATTTTCAAAGATTAGTAGAAGGAAAAAGTAAAGATGCTTATTCAATGATTAATTATCGAGTTATCAAACTTGATGGCTTGGTTGATCTACTTAACTCAGCACTTGTAACAGGTGGAGATGAAGTACCTGAAGGGCACTATGCTGAAGAAAATATGAAAGCAACAGTTGTTCCTAATCGTAATAAAATCTTTGCTTCAATTACTCAAGCAGTTGCACTTTCAATCGCTGACAAAACAGGTGAAATGTGTGATATAGCGATGGGTATTCACGCAGGTGACCATGCAATTTATCCTGATTGTCGTCAAGAGTTCCGAGATGCAGATGATTATGCTTTTAGAGTAGGTAACTGGGGTGCTGAAAATGTAAGTTATTTTACACCCTATCTTAAAGGTGATAAATTTACTATCTTACAAGATGGAGAAGTATTGTGTGATGAATTAGGGCTTGATTTTAATGAAGTCTACTCACGCACTAACACATCCTATAAGCCAATTCTTTTAGAGGTAGAATCTGACACCCCAGGTAAAAAAGTAATGAATGTAGGTATGTGGAATCAGGGCTACTACAAATGGTACTCAGACTACAAATCAGCTTCATCAGTTGAACGTGTAGAAGCATTTATCAAGCTAGGACGTCCTGATCCTGTAGAATATGCAGACGAGACAGGTCCTGTAACTTGGGAACACGTAGTAGCTGAAGTAACTAAAGTACTAGAAAGTCATGGATCGAAGTAATCTCTACAGAGATATTTTCAGCGGTAAAAACAAAGAACGTTGGGAAAAAGAACAGAAACAAAAAAATAGTAAAATGAAAAAATTCGAAACTTGGTTTTTGAAATATGGACATTGGAGCTTTTTATTTAGCTCACTTTTTGAAGCAGGAGAGGGTCGCTGGTTAACAGCGGCTGCTCTAATGTTTCTTTTTATTAATTATCAATTTATTCGCAAACAATGAAACAATTATGGTATTTTACAGCGGACTGGTGTGGTCCCTGTCAACAATTTGGTCCAACAATGGACATGGTAGCAAAGCAGGACATTCCTGTAAAAAAACTCAATGTAGATTATACTCCTGATGCTACTACAAAATATGGTATTAAAAGTGTCCCTACAGTTATTCTAGTAGAAAACGAACAAGAAAAAGCTCGCTTTACTGGAGCTCGTTCAGCACAACAAGTAATTCAATTCTTTAATCAATAATGGGAAGCTTCAGATCAACAAAAGTATTTGACGGTTATTCAACAGTCTTTCGTCAGTGGAAAGCCGAAGGAACTCATTGCAGATTCCTTCACGGATACGGAGTAAGCCTAAAAGTATGGTTCGAAGGTGAACTCGATGAGCGTAACTGGGTTTGGGACTTCGGAGGTATGAAACGTGCTAAAACTACTATTAATGGTATGAATCCTAAAGCATGGATGGATTATATGCTTGATCACACTACTATCATAGCAGAAGATGATCCTGAATTTGAAAATTTTAAAGATATGGATGCTCGTGGAATTATTCAAATGAGAGTTATTCCTAGAGTTGGAGCTGAACGTTTTGCTGAGTATTTTTACAACGTAATTAATGAATTTGTTCAAGCAGAAACTGATGGTCGTGTAAAAGTAGTTCAAGTTGAATTCCGCGAACACGAAAAGAATACAGCATTTTACAAAGGATAATATGTCATTAGGAAGAATTGAAGATTACAATAAAGTTCTACCAATTGTAGAACTATACACTTGTGTGCAATCAGAGGGCAGCCGTGCAGGTCGCCCTACTGTTGCAGTTCGCACTACAGGCTGTACCCACCGCTGCTACTTTGGAGAAGGCGGGTGGTGTGATAGCTGGTACACAAGCATTCACCCTGAGAAAGGAAAATACACTTTCCAGGACATTATCAACATTTACGATCAACATCCTGAAATTAAGGAAATGATGCTAACTGGAGGTTCTCCCACTATGCATCCTAAACTCGTAAACGAACTAACTCACTTTGCAAATGAAAGGCAAATCATCATCACGATCGAAACAGAAGGGTCTGCTTTCCTCGAAACAGATTATCCTATTGGGCTTATATCTTTCAGCCCTAAATTTAGCAACAGCGTGCCTGTACTTGGGGTTGCTACACCTCTTGGGGGTGTTGTAGACCAAAAAATGGTTGATAAGCATAATAGCTTGCGTTTAAACAAAGATGCTATTAAAAAGTCAATGGCATACCATTCTAACTACCACATGAAAGTAGTAGTCAACCCAGTTGAAATGCCAGAAACTTGGGCTGAAATTCGTTCATTTATGGATGAATTAGAAGTACCAAAAGACAAAATTTGGATTATGCCTCCTGGAGATAATCGTCAAGAGCTAATCCGTGTTTATCCTATGGTAATTGATTGGTGTACTAAAAATTATTATAATTTTACAGGTCGTGAACATATCATTGCCTTTGACACTAAACGAGAAGTATGATATTTCATAAATATAAATTAATTATTACTGGAATTCCTAAAAATGCTTCTACTAGTATTTTTGAAGTTTTAAAAAATAATACTGATAGACAACATGACCATCATACTATTTTAGAGGATTATTCTAATAATGATACTGACTTGATGGAAAGTTATTCTAACATTTGTGTTGTAAGAAATCCTTATGATAGGTTTATTTCAGGTTGCCATCAAATTAGACGAGATGAACAACATCAAGTAAATTTAACATTAGATGAGATATTTGAAAATTTTATTCAAAAATCAGATTGGTTAAATGATGCTTTTAGACCTCAACATAAATTTGTATGTTTTGGGAATACTATCTTAATGGATCATGTTTTAAAATATGAAAACTTAAGAGAAGATTGGATGAATTTTGTAACTGAATATAATAAAACATCTCAATTTAAAATTAAAACAAAACTTCCCCAATTCAACACTTCTGAAAACAGAAAACCTTGGCAAGAAGAATTAAAAGAATTATCAAATGATAATTATGAGTCTTTAAATTATTTTTACGAAAAAGATTTTAAGATATTTAAATATGAAATAATAGAAAGAAAATGATTATAATAGACGATTTTGTACAAGATAAACGATTACTAACTAAAATAGCTTTAGATAATCGTTTTTATAATGAAGGTTACCACTGGTGGGGTGGATGGTGGGGAGAACCCATTTCTTCAATCCGTCATGAACTTATCACTTATATCTGGCGTGATAATTGCCCATTAAAAGAAAGTTTTGAAATACAAGGTTTTGAACATTGGGTAGGAGTTTACCAACCAGAAGATGGTAAAGTAACAGAAAATTTTGGTTTTAAACATCACTTAAAACATCATTTTGATAAAGATGAAAAGGTATGGGACGAAACCGGAAAAATAGTTAGACCAAAAATTGGCACAGTTTACTACCCTAACCCAGCTATTGATGATTCTGAAGGAGGTTATCTACAACTTTGGAATACTCATGAATCAGATCCTACAGGTATTCCTTATGAATTAATTAGACCTAAATTTAATCGTTTAATTATTTTTGATGCAGGTAAATTACATGCTGTTCAAGAAGTAACCAAAGGAATTAGACATGCTATCGCTATTAATTTGTGGTCTCAGTCTCCGGCAGATGTTAATAATATGTTAAAGTAAATGGCTAAAACGTCTGAAAAGGTAGTTTGTCACGACTGTTTGGGTCCTATGACGTTTAAAACAGGAGTCAAAGTAGAGAGGAATAACTTCGGTATTCCTCACTTTGTTTGGGTTTGTAAAACTTGTAAAAAAAACTATGATTGAGTTATATTCCTCTCACGATATAGACATCAAAACTAAAATAATTGCTCAACAAATTTCCCGCGAGCATAGCCACGATGCTACACCTGTTGTAATGGTGGGAGTGCTAAATGGAGCATTTATGTTCTATTCAGACCTAGTTCGTAACATGGATATTGATGTAGAATGTGATTTTATCCGTGCTAAATCATATTCAGGCAAAGAACGAGGCAGTATTCAACTAACTAAAGATATTGAAACATCAGTTGCTGGTAAACATGTTTATCTTGTAGATGATATTTTTGATTCAGGAGAAACAATGAAATTTTTAGCTAAATATTTTAATTTAAAAGGGGCTAAAACAATTAATATTGTTACCTTAGTTAAACGAGCTAAAAATGAATTTAATCCTATTGATCCACATAGTCATGTTTCTTCATTTAGACACGCTTTTCAGTGTGATGATGAATGGTTAATTGGTTATGGGATGGATTCAACTGGAGGTTATAAAAGAAATTTAAAATCAATCTTTGCTCTGTAAAGATTATTTCGTACATTTAAATAAAATAAGTTATATGGAAAACATTGAAAACAAGCGTCGTAAGAAGTACGACAATATCGAGTGTGTTCAAGCCGGTTTTGCAAACGGTGTAGCAGGAGATTTCCCGCTTACTGACGAACAAAAACAACAAATGGTAGATGAGGCAACCGAGCACTTCGGTAAGTTCCTTACCGCACTAAAATGTGATTGGCAAAATGATCCTAACTCAATGGAAACTCCTCGCCGAGTGGCTAAAGCATATGTCTATGATCTCTGGAAGGGACGTTATGAAAAGTTCACTGAAATTACTTCTTTCCCCTCAGATGGCTATGATGGCATTATCATTGAACGTAATATACCTCTTACTTCTATGTGTTCTCACCATCATCAAACCATCAATGGGGTTGTACATATCGGCTACGTTGCAGGCAAAGATGGACGAGTTATTGGATTGAGTAAACTTAATCGTATTGTAGAACATTTTGGTCGTCGAGGAGCCATTCAAGAGCAACTTACAGCAGCAATTCACCAAGCTGTAGATAAAGTATGTGAAGATAATTTAGGTGTAATTGTAACTGTTGTTGCTACTCACTCTTGTGTATCTTGCCGAGGTGTTAAACACCAAGGAGCAGCTATGGTAACTACTAAAGCATCAGGGGTGTTTATGGACAATAATAACCAAGCACGTAAAGAATTCTTTGATTCACTAAAAATTAATAACGGACATGTCTCAATTTAAGGAACTAATTACTATTGAGCTGATTAAAAGCATTGGTATGCTTCGTTCACTCTCAGATCGAGATAATGATACTCGCAATCCTGAATTTGATTGGGCTGAAACTACTGCTGAAAGAATTGTAAATTTGTTTAACTCGCAATATGTACCATTCGTCAGCGAGGTTGAAGAGTTCAACAGCTTAATGAACAAACCAAATAATTATGTACCAACAATTCCAGCCAAAAGTGAATGGGACTTTGTTTACAACTTCGTTCTGGAAGAACTTGAGGAGTATAAACAAGCTTGCGAAAAACAAGACATCGTGGAAG